AACGTTTTTAAAAAGTCAGTTGGAATGTATGTATTGATGCTTTGTGACCAATTAATTTACTGTTACTCACTGGTTAGTCCTGGTCTCTTGGTTAAATCCGGGGATAGAGGGTAAAGTAATGGTTTGAAATGGAGATTGAATGTTTGTTGGAACGGTCGTTAGAACATTCGCTTGCATGTTAACCTGTCCTGGCGGTAGCGGTTGCAATGGTTGAATAGGTTGAATAGGAATTGCGACAGGGGCCATTACCATTGGCTGCGGAGCCGTAGGAGCTAATACCATTGGCTGCGGTGCTGTAGGAGCTAATACCATTGGCTGTGTTGTGGTGGGTTGTGGGGCCATTGACTGGAATACCATTGGTTGAGAAACAGGCGTCATTGACTGTGGTGTAGTAGGTCTAATTATTGTAGTAGAAACAGTCATAGGCGGAGGTATTATTTGCGACGGTAATGCAGGTAAGGTAATGTTTGATACCGGTGTGTTAACTGGTGTAGTAGGCCTCTGAATTGGTGACATAGGAATGATAGGGGTGGTAACAGGTGTAGTTGAAGTGGTCGACGTGGTTGTTGTGGTTAACGCGCTAGCTGTGCTAGTTGAACTAGCCGACAAGTTAACGGTAAAATTAGTAGTTGGTAAGATTGGTAACATCGGCAATGTAGCCATTGGTGGCAAAATTGTCATTGGTGATAATGTTGGCATTGGTGATAATGTTGGCATTGGTGGTAAGGTAGCCATTGGTCTCATAGGAGATGGAGAGGGAAATTGTACCGGTAACGGTTGAGTTCCCGGCGGCTGCAATGGTTGTAGCGGTTGTAGCGGTGGGAAAGTTAGCTGTTGAGTCGCGGGTAACTGCCAAACGCTTGTTGTCGACGGGGTTGGAGCCTTTACCTGTTGCGGAACTGTAGTTACTGGAAGTACAATAGCCGCGTCTTCAGCGGTAAGGAAACTAGGTTGGTAGCTAGATCTACCAGTATCGTGAACATCAACAGACACATTGTCGTCACCAATAACTCGCAGATCCTCCGTCTGAGATAACACTACGTTCGTCTCGGTCCCAGTATCAATGAATACAGCTTCGGGATTTGTTGATACGGTTACCGGATTGAGATTTACTCCGACAGGCCCCGGGGACGCCATGGACGTAGCCAAAGACAATGGAGGTAGCTGGTTCAAAGGTTGCAGAGACGTCAATGATGGTAACGGTTGCATGGGGCCTAGTAGCGCCATTGGTGCTAACGGTTGCAGCGGAGCTAGGGTACCCAGAGGTGCCAATGGCTGGATACTGCCGAACATACCAAATCCGGAGGCATCCAATTCAGGCATAGCTACGTTAACTGATACTGCGGGCACCGTACCCGTACTTGTACCAGATTCGCTAGACGAAGAACCTAAGATACTACTCATACTAGAGGTCGTACTAGATGTAGTACCGCTATTAAATTCTTTAGATCCTTCGTCATCCGGCTTCCAGGACGTAGCAATAGCGTTAGGAACATAGTTTACGGTAATGGGTGCTACGACACCTGCACCATTTCTGTCTGCAGCAATACGCATACTATCTAAGGTTCTAAGTCCTCTCCGTCTATCGCCAGATAGCTGTTCGGTAATAATATGCGACATTTCCACCACTTGTTCCCATGTCGGTTGGTTCTTACCTATAATATACAGATAGTAGTATATGATATAGGCTTCAGCAACACTATCGAAATCATTCAGTAGTTCCTTACCATCAATAGGAGTAAGATCTCCAGTAAATGGATTTAAGTACCTGTTATGTCGTCGCACCACGGCATTTTGATACGCCATAAAACGATCATAGTCCTGGACGTTCCACGTAGCCTTGCGGAAGTCACCATTCTCGTCTCGCAAAGGTACCAACCTAGTCTCACTACCGAAGCGAGTCATCCATGGTTGAATGAATATCCAACCACCCAAGTAGTCGAACGTAGTAGTATCGTTAACATTCTTAGGATATGGTAGACGGAACTTCAGCAACGAGTGTAATGGATTGATAATTTCTACCCATCTCTGTTGGGCCCTCATGTCGTTGGTAATGGAATCGTCAATGTACTTTTCGCGTAGTTGAGTAGCCTCGTCCATAGTTATACCATACCGGATTTCAGCCTCCTTAATGGCGTCCGCGTAATACTCCAACGAATACTCACTTAACTTGACTCCCCGAGTCTCGGCTTCTACCATGAGTTTCTTTAGCAAACTGCGTTCTTGTACTGAGTTCTTGTTGCGAAGCTTGTTCTTCGCTTCTTCAACATTGATCTTAGCAAAGAATAGGATAGGAGAAATTGGATCTAAACCAGGTATAGAACTACGAATGTCCGACAAGAACATAACGTCATTACGGGGAATATCTGATCCAGGTAAGAATCTCCATTGTGCCGCCTTCTCATCATTAAAAAAGCCATCTTCTCCAGTATGTACGAAGATCTTACCATTAGCCTTAGCCGCATCGTGCACCTTAGAATCGAAAGGTGCAGGATCGTACAGATGGAAGGTAAAATCAGGAAACATGTCAGACAGTAACGGTATGTGAGTTCCAGGCGCAGATCCAGCATATACTACCTGAATGTTCTTAACTCCAGTAGTAGGCCAGAATAACGAATAGAAACGCATTTCGTCATCGAATAACTTGCGCTGTCCCCAGTGAACATTCTTAATGTCTTTCTTGGTACTACCGGCATATGCAGAACGCCCAGCATTAACGCGATATAGCATATCTACCAGACCGAACTTGGTCACGCGGTTTGAAGATTCTAAATCCATAATGGTTTGGTATAACAGTACGGGGTAATATAATAAAAATCTCTAAATAGCGTCAACACACTAACGAGGATCCAAATAAACCTATGTTACCCCAGGCTACTTTTGTAGCAACTGTTAGCTTTTTTAGACCTGACGTCTATGACCAAAGAATTGATGAGATGGCATCTGAAATAGTATCAGACGAGTGTCCCATATCCGGAGTGTTCAACATTTGATCTATCCTTCTTAACTTTTCATTCTCCATAAACAGGTCTTTTATTTCCAAAGAATGTGTCTTCAGCGATAATACTAGAGATGGCCACTGAATATGGTATAGCGATAATTTCTTGTGAACGGATTTACCAGTATGATCTGGCCATAGTTGTCGGAGATAATCTATATTCATAGACAATCTGAGTCTATCTCGGTATACTTCAGAATGTGGGCCTGCTATGATATTACTACCAGCCAACCGAGACTCTGCTTTGAATGATGGTTTCCATTGAATAGTAGAAACTCCTTGTACAACTCGATTCTTGTACATATAGCTGACCATGTCACGAGTAATTGATAAATCGTCAATGACCATTGGTTTATCAGCATAATCTATCTCAGATAGCATATCCAGCAGGACCCATAGTTGTTGTAAAATAGATAGTAACCGCTCAGCACGTGTTGCTCTATTGTCGGCCTCAAACGGTGCTAGTAGCGTCCACACATCGTTGAATTTGGTACTAGTTTCTCTCTCGATGACTGAAATGGTGTTACCACAGATAAACGCAGTCTCGAACTGTATGGTAGGCACATTGTACTTCTTACAAACTTGTGATACATTCATCCATTGGAGAATAAGATTGGAAATAGGATCGCTATATAGATATTGACCCTTCATTATCATACTGGGGTTACGTTGATATGTTACAATTCTGTACATCTCGTTGATTCGTTTCCCTTGCTCTATGCGGAAAGGTATAATAGGACGTTGTATACTGCTCCTTACGCATGCATTAATGGCCAATGTCGACCACTGTCTACATCTCTTACACTTGAACATGTAGCAACCAATTACCCGATGACCCATTGCGCATTTACACATGTCGTCCCTACCCAAAATTTCATCCCATAATCTACTGGTAATATCTTTACGCGCTAGCAGCGGTTCATCGTTTACAACTTGAATCAAAGCCCATATGCGTTGTCGTTGTTGCTCATTCCTCTGCCAGGCTCCGTCTGCTGTGTATTCTGGAGATGGCTCCACAGAACCATTCTGATTGGAAAATAGGGGCCCTAGAGGTTGTGATGATGTCATGATATTACAATATATTTACAAAATCCGCTAGTGCTTGTTTTGATAATTAATTTATTCGTTAAACTATATCTATCAGTTAGCAGATTAGAACTATATGTTTTATGACATGAAGTGGTATAAAGAAATTTATTATCGATAATAATGCCCGTCGCAGACCAACATAAACATCGGTAGATATGATACATTATATCGTTGAACTTTTAGCATTAGTATCGTCTTTAGCGATATTAACAGCTATGATAATAATATCTATCGCTAATGTGAGAGAAATAAGCTGTATACTTTTTTGTATTATGGCTTTATCTCGTAAACTATCGATTAGTATTACATTATTAATTATATTTCATATCAGTGTTATATCAGTATTAACCGTCGACCTATTTAACTATAAGAATAAGAGTATGCTAACTTCGTATCTAGTATGTATAGTGCTATCATATACTATTATTAAGTTGGCGATATTCAAGGCAATACCTAGTAGCCGTAACTTAATAACGATAATAGAACGTTTTTAAAAATTAATTGCCTGATGCACTAGGGTTGCTAACTCCCATTGGAGTAGTATTTACATTGGGTCCAGTTGGAGTAAATGGATTCGCGTTAGCATATACATTGCTAGGGTCGGAGACGGTAGCATTGCTGCTGTTGGATGATGTTCCGTTAGGTTGAACTTGCTTCTCAGCTGGTTCGGATGGTTCGCCAAGAATGTAGCCTTTTGTGTTTTCCAATTTAGGCACAACGACATTCCTGACCCAGTTAGTAAGAGTTATGTCTTTACAATCGTCAGCGGTCAGCGTCACGTATTGTTCCAGTAGTATACCTACATCTTGATCGGTAATCTTACGTAGAAGCATTCTATCTAATATTTCGTATGGTGTATCTTGGTAAGTTACCAAACGCAGATGTCTGCTAACCAGTAACTTCTCGAACTGTACAGCCTTGTCAACGTACTCTTGACTATGATAGTATGGATGAAGTACGGTATAGATGCCTGGAGGAGCATGGAGACTGTAGAAGAATTTAACAGCCATGTACAAGCAAACATAATAATACAGATATATTTGCTGTAAGTCTAACAATTGTCCCTTTGTACCACCACTTGCAGCGACTTCTTCCAATGTGCGAAGTTCGCCATTTGCTACAGCCGCTGACCATGCTGAATTGAGATATCTATTGAATATAGATAAGCTGAGAAACAGAATGCGATGACTGTACCAAGAATGTTCGCTGCGTTTGTTAAAAATTGTCACAGCAGCATTCATACCAGTTACTCGTTCGTGACAATCTGCAAATATCATATGCTCGTCAACAAATGGTGTTACGTTTCCCCACATAGCTCTTACACGTGCGATGTGAGCACGATGGGGACGAAATAGATCAGAATCCAAACATTGTGTTGCGGTCCATCTCTTCTTGGGATTGAATGTTAACATATGATCCAAGAGGTCGACGAAGTCAGTGTAGTAATTTGGATTCGCTCGTTCAAGGGCTGCACGTTGTTCTACGGTGATGTTAAGCTGGTAGTACCACGACTTACGCGTCTTGGGGAATGCTTCACGTACGTTATAAGGTGGTATTGCGTCACCGAATGTTTCCGGCAGATCCGATCCTTCTATTTCTTTCGGTAATGAACCGATAATTCCAGTAAGCAATATACTGTTATCATCATCCTTTTGGTTCCATGGACATCCGCAAATCATTTCAATGAAAATGCATCCCATGGACCAGATATCCACACCCAAACCATAGCCGGCTCTAAGGTGGGCATCCATACACATCTCAGGAGGGCGATACCATGATGTGGCAACTGCGGGTGTTCGTGGGTCGCCGGATATCGGCATACCCATACCGAAGTCGCAGATCTTTGCTACACCCGGAATGCCATCTTCCGCCAGTAATCTGTTAAATAATAGAATGTTCTGAGGCTTGAGGTCACGATGAGCAATGTTGGATTGATGTAGATATTCGATCGCCAACAGCAGTTGAACCATATAGCGGACGACTGTGGTATAATTCGGAACATACTTGTTGGTACTAGGATCTCCTTTCAGTAAGTCCACTAAGTTACCATCGCTGCATTCGAACATGGTGTGGAACGTATCTTCCCTTTGTCCTTCTCGCTGCACGAGCGGTGACCAAGCCTGCGTTAATTCATTACGGCGATCATGCGCTACCACAGACTTCAATTTTACTATATACGGATGCCCCTTGAGAGAAGCCAAAAGAGATACCTCTCTTAGACTACCGAATCCACTCAAAGTGTTATCGCATAACATACGTTTGAACGCCATCTCATTGATAACATACACTTCGCTGTATGTACCCTTACCTACTTTCTTCGAACTGGACTCAGGCCGAGTCGCGATTGTCGATGGTATAACGGACATTTTGGGTATATGACTAGGGATAATATATGTAGGGAAGAATGGCGAAAATGAACAATCGATATGTCAGTTGTAACAGCACATGCTAATCTTTGGAGGGGATTCCTCAGTTGCTAGACATTTGTCTTGTCGGCAATCTTTTTAAAACTCCACCCTAGGACAGCCAGCGGGTGTTAAAATCCAATTGTTTAGACATCGATATTCCAGGGATCTGACGCAGATTTGATTCTGTAAAGTATACAGTTACACCTGTCAGGAGGTCATCCAAAGTCAAATTGGAATAACGTTTGACCATTGACATTATTACACCCTTAGTTAGTGCACCTGAAGGTCTACCATTATCTAAAACCTCTGAACTTACCTGTGTATCACCGCATGCAGATAAAATGACACTACATCCAACGGTTTCAGGAGTACGCTCTGAGACAGACAGTTGATAGTTACCTCCAACAGTATTGCCGATGGTAAACCATCTCAAGTCAAAGTTACTCATAGAATGACAACAATCGACAGTACCGTACAACTTACATCCCTTAGGGATACGCTGTACTAAAGTTTGGTTGATGATATCGTCAGTTATGACTCCTGCATCTTGAAAATCCAGAGGTACAATAGCCTCGTCTTTACCGTCAACTTCGTCACGATTGATATCGGCTACTTGAACACCATGTCCAGAGTAATGGAAATAATACACCGACCTATCCAACGCTGCGCCACTGTAGCTCTTTCTGCTGAAGTTACTTGCGCCAGTAGTGGTAAGTAACCATCTCATACCATCCAAGATATTTGCTCTGGTAGGCTTATTCCGGCTTCCTGGTTCGTCAGACAACACTAAGACGTTATCTGGACTAAAATTGTTATATTTGACCAGAATACTTTGAATGGTTTTAGCATCATTAACACATCCATCTAATTGATGTCTAGTACCCCTGTAGTCTATACCAATAATAAGCGCACGACGTCTAGCCAAACTACTCGATGTCACAGCAGGGATTGGCTCCAATGCCGCTCGTTCTTTACCCTTAGAACTCATAATGGATAATAAAAAATATCACAAAAATAACTCCAATTTGGCGAGGTTATTTTGCAATATGAATGTTAATAACGAATATCTTATTTGTTACTCCAACATCTTTGCTTTTAGGTTGCAATGGCATAAAATGGGAAGTAATGTATTCCCATTGTGGTACCTTTTTAATAAAAACTCCAGGCTATCTGATGCCACCAACACACAGATTCATAGTTGCCCCAAACATACTAACTGTTTCCTTACCAAATGGCTTATTACCTACCAACCAATAACAATGGAGGAAGTAGCAGCTCTGCGTCCTTCTTTGTTCCTACTCAAGTCCCTATGTCTGCTCCATCAATCAATACCAACTTTCCAACTATTGGTGGTTTAGGCAACTCTATCCTTAGTGGAATTACATTTGGTATTCCTGATAACCTGGTATGGCCTATTAACAACCCATATCGCCTACTTCCAGATAATTTGCTTAACTTCATGATTGCACGCGATGGTGATCACGAAGACTTGAATGCTGTAAGTTCAACACTTGGCTGGGAACCAGAAGTTAAGCGCGTTCACTTCTGGACTAGGGACACTATCAGTAGAACTGAAGTGACTGCTAGATGGAATAACATCCATCTTCTAGGTACTAAGGGATTGCCAATTCAAGATCTGCTATTCTATGGCATCTACTCTGGTGTGGATTATCATAATGTATCTAGTTCAATCTATGTCAGACAGTATCATGATGCTATGAATGCTCTCTCCAGTTCTACAAATGAGGTTACTCGTCGCTTTACGGCATACACCATTGCTCCAGAGGTGTTGAGAGATGTAGCTAAATCCTTCATTCCTAAGGAGATAGCCAGCATAATAACATTGTTAACTGAAGACGAAGTTCGGAATGTTATTACCCTTGGACGCTTACCAGAGGAGTATAAATACTATGCTCGCTATGCTCCTAATGCGGAAACACTTAATAAGTTGAAACCATGGCAGCTCACTGTATTGACTGAGTACTTAGGTGTTGAGCGATCTATACCAGTAATGGCAAGGCAGAATATCCCAGATGCCGTCATCCAGCTTCTTATTAACTTGGATCAATATCCTACAGCTGCTCTGGCTAGCAGTCTGGGTATTGTAGCACCAGGTTACAGCAAGAAGGAGCATGTCATGAGGAGCTACATAGAGAGGAACTTGTCGCATCTTCTCAAGGTCCTTGTCAGGCAAGGAATTGGAATGCCTACACTGGATTGGTTCCGCGACACATATCCTGTTAGCTCTCCAGAGACCAAGCAGTTGGCATTTGGGCATCTATGCCTGATGACTGATGCTGAAGTTATTTCAGTGTTTGATATCCTGGTTCCACATGATGGATTTGAGGGTTTGCGCAGTATGATGTTATCTTACTGTCTTCAACCCTCCTTCTTCATACCACTCAAGAGAGATGCAAGTAAAATCACCAATAAGGAGACATTCTATGGTGATTCTACTATGGATATGGAAGTTCCTATGATAGCCTATGGGTATCCATGGAGCTACAGATTGTATGGCTTGGAAGAGCTGTACAATTCCTTTGATATGGACAATCGTGATGCTAATGATATTAGTATTATTGGTTTTCCCAAACCAGAGGATGTTGAGCAGTCATTTGATAACAGCGACATAACTCGCTTGTTAGAGTGTCTGCGTCACAGCAAGCGCATGATCATCAATGGTATTGGAGTGTATCCTGTGGACAGGATCAATGAACTTATTAATCGTATTGAGAGTAATCGCATGAAGTATGGAGACACTGAGGATATAGATGTTACCATCCGCGATGAGTTCCTGACATTCTCACCTATGAAGGTGGACTTATTTAAGGAATATCTCCTTGCTGTGTTCTATGTTGGCATGTACATGCGAAGATGGAAGGGACCTGGTCATTCTTTCCCAGTATCATCAAGTGATACTGAAGGTGTGTCAGCAGCTAAAACCAAGACCAATGTGGGCATGCAGGTGGATGCTGTCTATAAGATCTTGAAGCATGCCAGAGAGATGGGACACTCATTAGATGAGTTTTGGCCAAGACTTCAAACATTTTCCTTCTGGGATAAGACCTACAATATGGGTACCCAAAGAATGGATGTCTTCTGGCGTAGCATCACTACAGGCAAAGCTTGTATTAGAGTAGGATCTGCCTACATGATTGGTACCGCCGCTAGGTACTTGGTAGAATTCTACAATATAGATGTTTCCTCTATCAACGGATTAGATCCTATCAGTTAAGTGCCTCAGACGCATGACTTAGAATGCTTTTTAAAAAGGTAGCAATGATAAAACATCCAGTATGGAGACCAAAGATCGTTATGGGGTGTGGCTCAGACAGGCACTTGCAGAGTTCGATAAACACGCACTTCATGCGCGCGTAGATCTTGAATTCTATGAAAAAGAGATTTCCGAAGGCATCAAGCGCGGACGTTTGTCCGCTCGAATGGTGAGTTTGGTAAATGCATTGCTTGATGTTCTCCCCATACTTCCACCTCTACCACATGACATAGAGGGATATATGCGCTCATCAGCCAGTGGCTTCAACATGGTGTATCCGAAGAATATGGGAGACTTAATCTCGCAGAAGGTGTGTATCTTAGCTGGTACACACTTGTTTCCATTGACTGATGGCTATGTTAGAATACCACCATGTGGTACATTCGAAGAAATCAAGAATTGCACTTTATTCCAAGAGGGAACATGCGATGATTACCGTGCTGTGGTCAACAATATGTTGGATCCAACTATCGACAAGCGCTTTGATCAGTATATGGAACAAATACTCAATACTTTGGACATTGGGTTACCAGTACAGATTAACGGACATTTGATCGGAGGATTTCTTAACTTCTTTACATCCAGTGATGTCACGCATCGTGCTGATATCTTCAAGCGAGTGTATCGTGACTACTTGAGAACAGAAACATTTGAGAGTTATGTTATGAATCCGGTAGAGGTGGCTAAGGTTAGAGTTAGAAAGAATGGTCCATGGAAGTATCACGATTTCTATTGGCAGGAACATGAAGCAACTTCCCTACCAATTAGTACCTCCATGATGCCAAGGAGAATTACAAACAGTAAAGGTGTATCATTGGACATCCAGGTTTCACAAGTTGTCGATCGCGATGTGGTAGTAGATGAATCTGTCGATGTTACAGTAGAGAAACTTAAGAATGATGACTTCGTTAGCGTATTGCAAGTCGATGATTTGGTTGGTTCCATTAACGTTAATGACGATAAACTGGCTGCATTCAGACTGGCCTTTCTGATTAACAGTCATAGTTACTATTCTTACTTCTCATTTTATTCTGGTATCGTCGGTCAGATGAACAATCAGATATTGCAGACCATCTACTACTTCGACGCTTACAATAGAAAAGTAGTAGATAGTTATCGCAGGCCCGTTGATTGGCCAGCATTTAATCTTAACCATACTGACGCTATTGAAGAACAGATTAATGGATTCGTGTGGAGGAAGGAGAATCCTGCTAATGACGGTAGATACTTCTATAGTAAGAGAGTGTTGGAAGACGTTGCGACAGACCGACAGCTAAGGCAAGTCTATCCTCATAAGCCATACTACAACGATAATGGCGTGTTCCATTACATGGACACCAACATGAAACCCCATGTCATCCTAAATGAACATTTGAACAATGTATTATTTATGGATACTATGCTGTTGAACATGATGGGTATTGACAAACAATCGCGTATGTTGCTAGATCAAACTGTACCAGTAGTTGAACTGTATGCAGATACCAAGAAGGTAGGATACTACAACCAATACTACGATGGCGCTGAGTTAATTGGACTGTTCAACACTGGTGCTGTGTATTACAATGGAAAGCATATTATCTACCTTGGTAATCAAGGATGGATATATGTAGAACTTAACCCAGATATACCTAGAGGCTCTGGTCCTCCGGTTTGGGCCAAGGGGCTATTGATTCATGGAGACCTTATCGCGTATGTCGGACATATCTTCAATAGTCGTAGAGGGAAGAGTAACACAGTATTCTATTACAAGTCTGAGGAGGTCATGACTAAATCTGCGCCGTATACGCATGCTGCTATGGTGGAACCCATTTACTACTCGGAGAACACCAAGTATATTAACGGTGTGTATGAGGAACCGGATGTTGATAGTTACTGGTATCTAGGATTTATCCAAGAAGATGGTTCTATCAAGTATGGTAAAGTTAAACTGAATGTATACCAGGCGTTCGGATTGTACTTCTTCTCCAAGGCTACTGGCAAACAGATAGTTGTGGTCTCTCCGGCTGAAGTCAGAAACCACAACATGAGCGATTACGATATTCAAGTACAATTATCGGAAGATACTGATAATAGACCTTTCTTGAACATCAAACCACCTGCAGGTGTGGTTATTGACAGAAAGATAGTGCGAGGTAGGTACATGTTGAGGATGAGAGATGAGGTCAAAGGAAAGCCATTCTATGTTACCATGTTGGATGTTGGACAATTGGAGAAAGTCTATCAAGGATTTATGCTAGGTGCTAAGAGCTTCGATTTGGATGCAAATGTGCTGGCTGGGGTAATGTACATAAGCGAAAATCAGTAAGTGTTGTGTAAGAATTACGGTAAGAATTAAGGTAAGAATTAAGGTATTATATTGTTTTTAAAAAGCTAATTGTGGTAGGGTGTCTATAGTCAGATATGGAACTTACGTTAGAACAACAGCAATATAGACAGAAGCTTTTTGTAGAGTTACTACGCGATAACACTGCATATGTAATACAACAAATAAATAATAGTATCACTATAGGAGATTTACAATTGCCGTTAGTTCGGCGTGCAACAGCTGGTCTATGTTGTATCAGTAAGGACGGACATAGATGTCCAGCTGGATGGCAGGTTCAAGAGTTGGGGACACGTGGTAAAGTTGGCGTACCGTATATAGTCCGTAGAGGTGGTCGGCGGGTGTTGGTTAAGACTAGCGAGTATAAGGGTAGCATCGTAACAATGGGCAGAAGCATATCTGGCGACAATGTTCTAGAATTAGACGAGTTCACTAACGAGACTATTATCGCTTATATCCTCAACTATGTATTTGATAGACAGAGACTAACACCATTAGTAATCCGTCATCTAGATGCCGTACAATGTCAAGTTATTTCTACTGGCTATAATGTTATGGAGCTAGCTAATGGTGGTAACTTACAGGGACTGGATATTGTGTTGCGACATCTTAGACATGATTCTGATGGTAATGGAGAGGGTAAAGTGGTCGGTATATTCCATCAAGTGCTGACACAGATACTAGTATGTCTACGGTTTGTGCAGCAGAAATGTCAATTTACCAGTGGAGATCTCAAGGCTGAGAATGTGGTTATAGATCATACGCCCATAGATTCCGTTTATGATCTTGGAGATAGACAAGTTAGAATCGAGAGTAACTTTCGTTGTCTGTTGGTAGACTTTGGTAAGTGTTCTGCTACTATGACTAACACTCAAACAGGGCAACCATTCCGTATCCACAGTAGCAATAATATATTCAACGCTTTTAAGAGAGTTACTGGTGAGATACCTAATGATCCAGATGCGGTATACTATCGTTTACAGGGCGCTATGACCGGACATCTAGCGCAAGCCAGACATGGTAGTTATCGCTACTATCCATCCTTCGATTGGTATACCTTAATGTTGTCATTGTTGACACTTCCTACTTTTCGTGATATTATGTTTGGTCTTGATACTAACAATAGTCTCAAGCAGATATGGTGGTACCCATTGTGGACTAGTGTTGAGCAAGCAGATCGCATGGAGAATAAGATAATGTCGTTCTATCCATCCAGACTCAGAACCATCATGCAGCCATTATCAATGTTACAAGATGAGACGTTGAAAGCGTCGCTGGATGATATGGTAGATGCCGCATTTCCTATACGTCAGCGTGAGTCTGAACGTGAAGTCACAGCGTGTGAAATTACTCCTAGTTAAACGTTAATATCGTTTTTAAAACCTTAAACGTAAACATATACACCATGACTCACCCAGTACCAGTTGAATTTGTACCTTTTCTAGGTCCAGAAGAAGTCAAGATTACTCCACCATCAGAGGTGGAGGATAATCCTCATAAGATAAGTCTAGAAACTGTTATCAAGTATCTAGATTGTATATTCAAGTATAACGCGATAGCCGATAATCCGATAAGATGTATAGTGACAATTGTAAGCGATAAATATCAGCTATATACTAGCGGACGATACTTTTTCATGTACACTGTGAACCCCATGGATATAATATATCACATGAGTATTCCAGTAACTTCAGAATTTGTGTCGAATGAAATTAGTAAATATTTCGATAATGGTGCGGAATGTTCACTCACATTTAAGCTAAGTCGTAAACCGTAAGCTTAGCGCGTCGTAGCTGCGCGGTAGCCACATGCAAACACTAATGTGGTAATAATGCGATGACTTCAAATACAGTTTTTAAAAACTATGACATTACACTATGGTATAAAATACTGTAACATAAAAGAACATAGTATTAGAACAACAT